CTCCGGATGGGTGATATGGCTGAAGATGATTGGAGCAAAATGGCCTCGGCTGCAGGTGTCCTCGGTGGTACGAATATTTTGATCGACGACTCAGCTGGAATAACGGTGCATGATATCCAGTCGAAATGCCGGCGCCTTAAGAAGCAGGAAGGACTTGGACTTATCGTAATCGATTATCTCCAACTTATCGTCGGCCGCAGCAAGGGTCGTGGGCCAGAGAACCGGCAGCAGGAGGTCTCGGAGATCTCCCGGACATTGAAACAGCTGGCAAAAGAGTTGGATGTTCCGATTATCGCGCTTTCCCAGCTTAGCCGCGGCGTAGAGCAACGGCAGGACAAGCGTCCGATGATGAGCGACCTTCGAGAATCCGGATCAATCGAACAGGACGCAGACATCGTGGCCTTCCTGTACCGGGATGACTACTACGACAAGGAATCCGAGAAGAAGAACATCATCGAAATCATCATAGCTAAACAGCGGAACGGCCCAGTTGGAACTATTGAGTTGGTGTTCCTGAAGCAATTCAATAAATTTGTCAATTACGATCGGGTGCATACGGATCCCGGTCCGAAGCCACCAAATCCATCAAAACAAAACAAGGTGGTCAATATGGAAAAACGCCAATGGGCGTGAAGGAGGAGTAGCATTGGGAAAGCAAACGAGGCCAACAAAACCTACCCGTAAGCAGAAGGAAGAAATGAAGGCATGGAAGCTTGTTCCGGATTCCTGGCTAGTCGTCCAGGATACCCCGACGGAGTTGCTTCTGATTAGCAAGAGCGGATTAAAGAAACGCTCCATCCGCCGAGGTGCCTGATGGGGAGTCCTTGGAGTAGATGGAGCGTCTACGAATACATGAAGCACCGTTTCGTCCGGACTGGCCAGGTGCCTGATCAGGACGAGTTGCAAGCTGAATTCGCGGGGATTGATCAAACTGAGCTCAAAGAGGGGATTGCTGAGTTTGACACAATCGCTGCTGGATGGCCCGGGATGGAGATGCAGCATGCAACGGAAATTGATTGACCCATATTTTCAAGAGTCGCCGTGGGAAATCATTTACGACGACGATGGCCGGCAGATAGGGGAAGTGTTTATGCTCTTCGGGGAATCGAGAAAGGAGGCGACGCCATATGATCCAGTTCACCGTGTACGGCGAACCCGTCGCACAGGGAAGGCCAAGGGCATCCACAGCAGGTGGATTCGTTAAAATGTATGATCCTTCTAAGTCTCGGGATTACAAGGATTATGTCCGGCTCGCTGCAGCACAGCATGCGCCGGTTAATCTACTGGAGGGGCCAATCGGAATGATGCTCACCGTGTACCGATCGACCCCTAAAAGTTTCAGCAAGAAGAAGGCGGCTGCAGCTGAGGCAGGGGAAATACGGCCGACAACTAAACCAGACGTGGACAATTATCTAAAGGGCGTTAAGGATGCCCTGAAAGGTGTCATTTGGAAAGACGACAGCCAAGTCGTTGAAGTGTTTACGCAAAAGAAGTACAGCGGCAGGCCGCGCATCGAGGTCAAAATCAAGGAATTATCCTAAAAATATTTTGAGGGGAAAGTGATAGGGATGGTTAAGAATTTCGCAAAATTCACTGCAACTATGGGAAAAGGAATTAAAGTCGGTGATTCCGATGTGGAAATCAAGCTGACTCTACCGCTCAAAGTGGTTCAAGAAAATTTCTTGTTCTTGAGTACTAACCAAGGTGAGAAGATCAATGTCTTCCTGGGAGATCCGCAAATGGCATTCGATTTTGACGAAGACGAGGACGACGCCTACAAGATTTACCAAGGCGGCCGTCGCGTAACTGCAGATGCCTCTGGTGTGGTGACAACGGTTGAACAACCGGATGAGCAGAAGGATGAGAATCAGGCTGAGCTGAACTTCGATGAATCCGGATCAGTGGGATCCACCGAACACAGTGGTGGACAAGCTGAGGATCCTGCAGGAGACCCTCCTCCGGTAGTGGAAGAGGACGGGCTGAACGATTACGAAAAGGAAGTAATGGGTGAAGGGTCAACGCAAGAAGGTTCTGATCTTCCTGAATGGATGCGGGAACAGCAGGAGCAGTCTGACGGACAGGAGATGAGCTTCGAAGAATCAGACCAGGATCCTGCAGACAATAATGTCTCTAAGGCCGAGGAATCTCAGGCTTCCAGCGATGAAGAGATCAGCAAGGAGGAACTGGAAGAGTACATTCTTGCTCAGCGACCATCGTTCCCTGATCATCCGCTTGATTTCCCGGAGTTGCTAAAACGTAAGCGTACGGAGGAAGTGACCTGGCGCGAGCTTGCTAGCAGCGTCGGAATGACATCAGGACAGCTGAATGGAAAGTATGCGAAGTACAAAGAAGCTGTCAAACAGGAAATGAAAAGCAACGGAGTCGCTTAATTATAAATGCATTCCAGCCCCGGTCGAAGCAGACCGGGGTACCTAAATACATGGTTTTAACAGAACGTCAGTTCCTAAAATGGGGGAGGAGAACCTGTGAAGGTTTATGACTACTACATTACGCCGGCTGAATACGAACTGGCTGCCCGCAATGGAGTGTCCAGGGAACTTGTAAATCATCGAGTACGCGGACGCGGGTGGGACAAGGACAGAGCGATCATCACCGCACCACGGAAGACGAGCGTCCATCGTAAATGGTTGGAGATCGCTGCAGAGAACGGAATATCTAAAAGGTTGTACTTCAAAAGAGTTTACCGTGGTTGGTCGAAGCAAGACGCAGCAACGAAACCAGTTATGAGCACAAAGGAAGTAGTCAAAAATTTAGACAACTATAGAGTCAAGATTTTTGAACCCGAGGATATCCAGGAAGCCGCTCGCAACGGAATCTCGTACGAGACATTCCGAAAGAGAGTCAGGGATTGCGGTTGGGCAGTAGAGGAAGCGAAGACAAGACCGCTTTACACGCCTACAGAACGTGCATCAAAAGGGGCGAGAGCTGTCAGAAGAAAGCACGGCAATATATTCGCTCACGTTTATCAGAAGAAGTTATAGGGGAGGGATTAACGGTGGATGAAGAGACTCGCAGACGAGTATTTCAGAGGGTGAAAACCTTCAGTAATCGTAAATTCTGGAACTGGATGAATTACATGCATAGCAGAGCTTATGCAAAGGCAGCACAGCATTACGAAGAAGCGATGGGGATTGTTCTGCAGCCGAAACAAGCAGCCGCGGTTAAATCAAAAGCCAAGGAGATCCGCGAGAAATGGGACGGGATGTCTACGATCACGATTGACGATACCGAGGGTACAGAGTTCCAGTCGTTGGGGGTGTGAGGTATGAAAAACACATTGGGGGATTTGAATAACCATTTATTTGCCCAATTAGAGCGATTGAGCGACGAGGAATTGACTGGAGAGAAATTGGCGGATGAAATCAACAGAGCGAAAGCCGTGACAAGTGTAGCATCGCAGATCATTGCAAATGGCAGCCTTGTTTTGGAAGCTAGAAAGCTCGCAGATGACAGAATGAACGCAGACACAAAGATTCCTAAGATGCTTGAAGGTGGCAGTTGATGTTTCGATACACGCCTGAGCAAAAAGATTTTATCCGAGAAAACGCACCTGGCAGATACAACTGTGAAATTGCAGAACTTTTCCAAGCTAAATTCGGTATCGAAGTTACCGAGGGGCAAATTAAAAGCTTTAAGGCTAACCACAAGATAAAGAGTGATGTTCCAAGGAAACGGATTACCGGTGATGAAGGTTTGTTCACACTAGAGCAAAAAGAGTTTATCAGACAAAATGTTGAGGGTCGGCTTAATCAAGAACTCGCTGATCTAGTCAATGAGAAATTCGATTTGCAGATCACGGCCAGGCAAATGAATACTTATAAAAAAAATCATGGTTTGGTAAGTGGAGTGGATTGTCGGTTCCTAAAAGGATCCACTCCAGCAAATAAAGGAACAAAAGGACTGTACAATGTCGGCGGGAATCGGACTTCGTTTAAGAAAGGTCAGCCGGCAAAGAATTACAAGCCTGTAGGCTATGAACGAATTGATCGTGATGGCTATACGCTAGTTAAGGTTTCGGACGAAGGTCCTTGGCATAAACGATGGAAGCATAAACACAAGGTTGTTTGGGAAGAAAAGCATGGTCCAATACCGAAAGGGCATGTAGTTCTCTTCGCAGACCAGAACAAACGCAATATCCATCCGGATAATTTGATCCTGATCAAGAAGAGTCAGCTTTCAGTATTGAACCAAAAGGGTTTACTTCACAATGATGCTGAGCTAACCAAGACTGGCATAATCATGGCGGACATATATCGGAAAATTAGCGAAAGAAAGCGAAACGGTAAGAGAACACCGTAATTTCAAGGGGGAATCATTTTGTATACGAAACCATTGTCACGGCGTCAGTACGAGGTTCTTGAATTCATTAAGTCATTTATCGCCCGTAATGGATACTCTCCTACTGTGAGAGAAATCAGCGAGCATATGGGATACAGTTCAGCTTCTACAGCATTTTCCATTGTCGAGGCGCTTGTCAAAAAAGGATGTGTGAGAAAGAACAGGGGGCCGCGGACGATCCGTGTGGTGCAAAGAGTGGCGGAGTTGTCGTGATTTGGAGCTTGGAAAGAGGGTACAGCAGTCAGAGCCGGAGCAGATGTCTTTGTTCTAATGCTTGTTATGAAGATTTAATTGGAGGGATGCGGCATGAATTATCGTGTCATCTGTGGACAGAAGATCGTGGAGCTCCGACAGAAGCGCGGTCTTACACAGAACATGTTGGCCCGAAAAATCGGCATCAAGCGTGCGGCCATCTCTCATTATGAGCTTGGCCGTCGTGAGCCGGACTTCGAAACGTTGGCATTATTAGCTGATTTCTTTCATGTAAGCATTGACTTCCTACTTGGCCGAGCAGATCAGCCGACGATGGTGCATTAAGGGGGAGGAAGATGGACTTCTTTTATCGGAACTCGCCTCATGCTATCGAGGCGAGCAAGCCGGAGATGCTTCAGCATGCTGAAGAAATTAAAGCGATCATTAACGCATGCAATGCTGAAGTTGAACTTGTGGCAGTCAACAAGTATTACAAAGGGTGGTTTGTGGGTAGATTCGACGGCAGACTTCATATCTTTCTTGCTCGCCAGCAAAAACGTGAAATCAGACGAGAATTCGAGTTTCGTGGTTATGGCGGTGACGCCTGGGAACAGGCAACGAATTATGTCCAACTGAAGGATATAGAACTTGGCCAGATGGAGTTGTTTTGAGGGGAGGGGATTCCTTACCCTCCCCAAAACTTAAACCGGAGATGATGAAATGGCTGTATCACCAAAAGCAATTCAGTTGATTGACCAGGCGTTGAACCCTCTGATCGAATCCGGCTGCCGCATTGAGCAGATCAAAATGGTCGTAGCTGCAGGCACTGAGCTTGCCGAACGAGGAGTTGTTCAAACGCAGGCCGGCGTTCTCAGAGTGGAGCCGAATAACTTTGTCCGGCGTGGCAAGGCGTACCTGATAGAGGACCACAACAGGGGATTCAATTGGGTTCGATAATATTGGGCTACGGCCCACCAAAGGAGCGATAACCATGTACGATTACGATGATTTCTATAACGAACCAAGCGAATTCGAAATGCAAGTTGATGAATTCAAAGAATCCCTTTTGAACGCAGTGAAAGATGAATACAAAGCTGAAATGGAACGACTTCGCAAGGAGAACGCTGAGTTGCTGGAGATAAAGAAAAGCTTCGACCAGATCAAGCGTGACTATAATCAAAAAATGGTTGAACTGGATATGGCGAAACGGGACTTGAAAAATGAAGTGCGCAAAGAACGTTTGAAGGATATCCTGAAGGACTTTGAAGTCCTGCTATACCGACCAACGCACAACTATGAATATGGTCCGAAATGTAACAACTGTGATGAAAACAGACAAATTCATTATAAGACTCCAAGCGGAAAAGATGCGCAAGAAGATTGCGGATGTAAAGAGAGACACAAAGTTTTTAAATCTGAAGAATTTATCTGCAAATCGTTTGCGAATAGAAGTGGGAAGTTCATTGCATGGTACACAGAAAACAGCAATGACGAAGACAGTTTTGGTATTTATTCGAATGCTCCACAGTTCATATATGCAGGCGAGGAATTCAAGGATATTAACTTGAAGCATTGGGAAGTTTTTTTTAAAACCCCGGAAGAGTGTCAAGCATACTGCGCTTGGCTCACAGCCAAGGAAGGGCAGGAGGAAAACGGATGAAAGCCATAACGATAATTCAACCTTGGGCAACGCTGATCGCCATCGGTGAAAAGCAATTTGAAACCCGCAGCTGGTCCACAAAGCACCGCGGCGAGTTGGCGATCCATGCCGGCAAGAAGATTGATCGAGAAGCATGCCAAACGGAGCCGATCCGGTCCACGTTGGCAAAGCACGGATATACGGCGGACAACCTTCCTACAGGGGCAATTTTAGCAATTGCTCACCTCACTGAATGCTGGAGTATAAGAAATGAAGGAGGACCTATCTGGCTTGATATTGTAGGTAAAACATTAGGGTGGGCCGGAAAGTTCCCAGACGAGTATTATTTCGGGGACTATACAGATGGCCGTTATGCCTGGCAAACGTCAAACGTTCGACAGCTACCGGCGCCGATCCCGGCTAAGGGCATGCAGGGGCTATGGAATTGGGAGGCGATATCTTGAAACATCTCGACCTGCAAATTCACAGCCTTTTTATGGAGGGGGTCACCTTTCCAGTAATGGCGAAGAGACTACAGCTCGAAAGCGAACATAGTGTTCAACAACTTCAACGTTACGTCTCAACCTGTAGAAGAACCGATCCTGAAAGATGGCCTTATAGAAGAGTTAAACCAATTAAATGAGTATGAAGGCAAGAATAACAAAGACCCCCATTTCCTTGGTCGGGGCGGGGGTCAATCAGAAATATATTCCTCTCACCGATTATATCACAAAGGGGATTGAGGGGAATGGCGATGGTATGGGGACAAGGAGAGCTCTTTCCAAAAGCAAATAATGCGGAGATCCAGCGCACAAAATTCCTGCTCGGAAAATATAAAGAGATGACTATGCTCATGCAGGATTTTGAAAAATTCGAAGAAGACCTAAAACAAGTGGCCATTGATGGCGAGGCAGCGCGCCGTATAGATAAGGACGATCTACACGCCGATAAGACGGCCAACGCCACGATCCTGATTGAAAAGCAGCGTTGGGTATACCAGAGATATCAGTTTTATACTCATCAAATCCGCAGAGCGTTCAGCTTGATTCAAGATGATGATGAAAAGAAGGCTGTCGATTACAGGTATATGCAGGGTTACTCCCATAAGGAGACATTGCTGTTCTTTCGGCACGGTCTGAGTGACAGCACTATACGTCGTAAGATATCTGACGGCACCGAGAGTATTGCAAATACGTTAAAACTGATGGGATTCTTTGAACAAGATAATGTGGAGTTTTAAGAGCAGATTTTGCTTATCCGCTCTTTTATCCATGTCATGCAATAAAATTTGAACAAAGAAATAGCCACGATCCAAAGGTTTCCCTCAGACGTGGCTAAATCTGTGAACAACTCAACAATAGACTCACTGTGTAGCAACATTTTCCGATAGCACCGTAACATATTTTTTTTCATCAAAACCACTCCTATAAAGTATTGAGGGCTTTATCCCCCTACTTCTTAGGGGGGCTGGCAGGCAGCTTTACAAGCTCTCTCAATCTACAAAGTGATTTGGGGAGAGATAATTATATGGTTGGTACAGTAGGGAGTTTTGACACTAAAGTGAGCGTAAACTGACCCTAAGTTGAGCACCACATGACGGTTTTCCCGTGATAGGATGTAAGCATAGAAAAAGGCGAGAATGACACGCACGGCTGCATGAATGCGGCATATGACCGAGGCGTACCTCTTCTCGCTTTTTCTCATTATGTGAATAGATCCATTAACAAGTTAATAAGATCTATTAAAATTCTACTGATCTCGATGATTAGGTAGAATATTCTCATTGTTAAACCACCTCCTTCACACATTAGGTTTGCTTGAGCACTTATGCCGGTGGAGACCGGTTACTGTGCTCATCTGTACCATTTAGAAATTTCGCGGTATTATACTTCCATCGGGGAGGAGATTTTGGAAACGATTGAGATGGCATAATATCAAGTCACTCCTTTCGAATGTTTTAATATGTTTTAGTTAGCTAAGGACCGAGATATAATTTTTCGTGTGTCGAATCTCGGCTGAGCTTTTTTGGCTGCTTATCATGAGCAGTTACTTAAATAAAGCAAGAAACTCAAAATTTACTCCTGATGTATGACCATCAATATGTGTCAAGTAATAACGGGGGAGCGCACGATCTTGATTTTGAATTTTTTTTCTAAGGTGTAATTTCACACAAAAAAAACTGGCAACAAGTTCGCCAGTATAGGTCAGCATGATTTAGTTAGAAATTCCTAGGGATATTTAGAAAATGAAATGCGGATTCTAATTTTTCAAAGGAAGCATTATTGACTGTTGTTTTTTGTTTTCTGTAAAATGGTCTTGCTCTTCTTCTCTAGTTACTAAATACAGATGCTTTTAAAGCAAAGAGCGCAGCGTTTTTGCTGCGGCCGGTACGGTCGCAATGCTCAGACGGATCTCTATGCAGATAAGAACTGAATATATAATTCGAAGTCGTTCCTTACTGGAGCGGCTTATTTTTATTTCCTCGAAGGGGCGTGATGTTACATGAAATGGATTGAATGGTTGGTTAAAGTGACAGCGGGGAGTTCACTACGAAATCGGGAGGAACGACGACATGGCCGGAAAACGTAATAATCTGAAGCGACCACGTTATAAGCCAAAGCAGCCGGAAAAGTGTAAACGATGTGTGTGGGGTGAATGGACCGGCACGAAGCAGTTCTGCAGTAGGCGCCCGTGCGTAGAGAAGGAAAAACCTTCCTGATGTCGAAATTTGGTATCGGGAAGGAGGTGTGTTTTCATGTCTAAAATCGGATTAGATCAAGCCCAGCTAGTTTCTATCCTAAATGAGGGAATTGTTCCAGGAGAGCCGATTGATAATGTTCGATTAGTCAATGCCATCGCAAAGGCAATCATTCGTAACAACGAGGTTATTGAAAAACAAGTTCCTGGGGTCCTAACTTCAAAACTAGCAAGCGACTTGAGGAGAAAAGGAACTCGTTTGTAACACAAGGCACCTTCGGGTGCTTTTTCTTTTGCACTAAGAGGAAAAACCTTCCTAATGTCGAAATGTGCTTTATTGAAGATATAGGAAAGATTGAAGATATAGGAAAGGTGGTGGGATCGATATACACTTACAGCGGAGTCCCTGCAATAGATATTGATGATATAAGTCCTTTCGCTGCAGGATCACTCATATTAGTGATCTTAATACTGATTCTTTTAATAAAATTTTTGCCAGATAAATTAAGCGAAAAAGTGGTTAATAGTATGCCTTTTGTAATTATTGGTGCAATAATTTTAATTGTTATTATAGCTGTAATCTTTAATCTTGGATAAGCAGTTCATGGTTTAGACAAGTTTGTACATAAATTTAGAGAATGTCACTCTAAACGGCAAAATCTAAGCCGATTTAAGGCATCGGCTTTCAATTACGGACGAATAGTGGAATAAGTCGGGAAAACAGCAGAGAAGGGGCATAGCGTTGGCGTATGCTCCTATTTGTCGTGCATCCATATTAGAAACCAACTCAACTCAAATAGGAGGAAAATGAAGTGGATATCAGAGTGATCTCGATAGAACAAATCAATGCAGCAGC